GAATTATCCCAGGCTAAAGGATAGAGATCATGCATAGATTTCTTTTTATGTTTCTTATCTAAGTGCGGAGAAAGTACAGTGACTATAAGTTCCCGGTGCATTTCCCATCGCTCCTTAAATAGATTTTCCTCATAACGCTCAAAGCCTTTTATTTTATTCTTAAAGGCTCTAGGAGTGGTCTGGTAGAAATCATCCTCACGCATTTGTAATATACCAAAGGCAATTTCTTCCAGTTCATCCCATGTTATTTCTTTGCTTTCGGTTTCGGTTTTGGAGCTTTCTTCTGGCTCACCTTTTTTTTTCCGTTTTCTGCGCCTGGAATGCTTTTCATAAAAGCATCAACCACCGTTTGCAATTTACCAGAATCCTGAAAGACTAAATCATTTAAGATGTCATCTGTATTCAAAGACTCGCCACCAGCATTTATAACTCCAGCATTTACAAGATCTCCTATTTTTTCCAAGGCATCAAATTTGGGATCTGCACTTATATTGCTAAAGGTTTTTTCAAATACCTTAATCACACCTTGGATTCCTTCTTGTTCCCAAAGCACACCAAGATGTCTAAAAGCCCCATAACCAAACTTTATAGGGTGAGATACACCCTCTATCGTGATTGATTTCATAAGCTTATAATGGAAGATCTACTTTCTCTAATTTCTTAGATCCAGAAAAGGATATAGAAGCTGTACCATCTTCTTCTACTGCTAGATTAAGTTCTAAACTTTCGATAATACATTCACCTTTGAACATAAAGGATGCATCACCTTCTGAGGGAACAAATTCAATAGGGATAGCAGTGTCATTATCATCATTATACAGATCGAACAAGGCTCCAAAATCGTGAGCATCTTCACCATCGGAAGCGTAAACCGCCAATGCTGATGCAGAACCGCTGAAAGACTTCTGGCCTTTAGCCCTTTCTACACCATCTGTGTCTTTTGTAGATCGCTCTCTGATTTCTCTTGTAAGAGTTACGCTACATTCTGTAGAATGATATACTGTTTTTTCGTCTAAGGTCATCCTTAGGTTACCATTCATTACTTTTTCTCCGGCCATAATTTCTAATATTTAAAATTTAAATTCATAATTAATTGTGCAAAGACCTTCACGGCCATCGCTATAGTTGTAACCTGTCTCGTTTCCACGAAACTTCCAGTTGTAACTTGATTCTTTTATTGCAGTTTCAATCGCATCTACTATTGTAGCTCCTTGATTTAAAGACTTGGCGAATACAAAAATGTCTACTGCATATTGCGCACTTCCATCTTTTGTGATTGGTCCAGTATTGCTTAATTTAAAATTGACAAAAGGGAGTTCTTTTTCTTGTGTGGCTAGATCCCAAAATACATTAGCATCTATCACATCTGTAATTGCTTCCAGACTCATTACTTCATTTACATGTTTTGCTGCCTGTAGTATCATGAGCTTAGTTTATCAATTTGTTTCTGAATAAATTTTTGCATTTGCTTTTCGTACTTAGCAGTAGTTGATGAATTACGCTGCGAGACTACTCTATCTCTAGCCTTGTCCACAACTGTGTTTATTTGTTTTCTAGATCCACGTTTGTTAGATCCTATCTCAGTTCCTTTGTCTACAACCATGTGCCGGTAGTAACCGCCTTTTTTTCCTTTTGTAGAAGGTCTTACCACTATTTGTGGATTACCGCCTACAGCACGAGCCGGCACGGTTTCTTTTGCCACAGACTTCTTAAGGTTGCCTGGTGGATAGCTATTCCCAAAACGCTTTGTGGTCCTATTGCTTTGTGGGAGTTCATCCCTATAAGCCCTTACCAATGGTGTCGCTAGTTTTCTTTGTATCTTAAGCACTTCGCGCCTTGTCATTTTATCGTCTAGCTTTTTCAGCTTTCGATTGAGCTCCGAAAATCCTTTTACATCAATGTCCACGTCTTGTGCATTTAAGTTTAAGAAATCTATTTTTTTGTTGGCCAGATAATTCTATAGAGTTAATCTGGTAGATCCCATCAAAGTCCTTAACGAAATACTTTTGTCCATTCACAAATAGATCTGAGCTAAATCTTACAATGAAGGCCACCACTCCAATTCCAATGACTCTACCATCGTCATCATCTTCACTTCCTGTAAAATCTTCACGCTTGGCATACACCACCTCTTTCACCAACTCATCCTCTTGAGTGGATTCTCCAGTGTCGGTTTTGGTCGCTGTATTTTTAAACAGAGATACTTTTCTATTTAATTGTCCAGCGTGTATGTATGCAGATTTATTCATCAAAATGTTTTTCTGTAAGGTCGCAATACGTTGTGCGCTGCCTGATTAAATTTAATGGGCATATTTTCCCTGTAGGTGTCGTTGTGAGCGAATAGCAAAAGACAAGCTCTCTTTATGTCCGCAGGAATGTCCGCAACACTATAACCAAGATCTGCAGTGATAAAGATTCTATAGCCAAAATCTGAAGGGATATCCATGTCTAAGTAGAGGATCTTACTTTCGTAATTCCAATTATTATCTTGGATATCTTTCAGAGTACCATTTTCATCTTCATACTTAAGAGCTGTGATGCCATCTTCTATAATGGGAAATTTAAGTTGAAATCTATCGAACCAACCTTCAACTTCTACGGTAGATCCTAGTCGTTTAAGCACAGGATATTCCAGATAGTTTTCTATCTCGGTAGTGGCTGAATCTATAAATAATTGTAACAATGCATCTTCATCATCAAAATCTATTTTAGAATTCGCTTTTGCCTGGGCAAGAGTAACTATATTTTTTGTTGCTTCTGGAGCACCGTATCTAAGACTGAAAGTGTTCATAAATTATTTAACTATTTCGCCATCTTTGTTTTTCACTAACTCGTCAGCCTGTTTTTCTTTTAAGACAACGGTCATCCCTTTATGTTGTGGAAGACCGTATTTTCCAGCTGCATTGTGACAAAGGATCTTCACCTTTACATCCTTTTGCTTTTCTGGCTTTTTAGATTTTGCTTTCTTAGCTTTAGACTTTTCTTGATCTGCAGCTTTTTTGGCCTCACCAGTAGATTGCTCCACCTTTTCTGTGCTTTTATTTTCTTCAGACATAATTTTTAAATTTTTAATATTATATCACTCTGAGCCTGAAAGACCCAGAGCAACATAATAAATGATTATATAGTGATAAATTTGTTGGCAGAGAATGCATTTTCCTGAGCTATCTCTACACCTGCGTGAGAGTTAATTACCAATCTAATGGCATTACTCAAAGAAGCAGAATAAGGATCTTCCAGTAAAGACACTGCGCCCCATTCTCCAATAAACAATTTACTAAAGTCTCCGTAAATTAAGGCCTCGTTATCTGTAAGTGTAGGCACAAGAGAAGTTGCAGCGGCATTACTACCATTTAACTCATTTCTAGTTTCCATAACGAATCGACCAGAACCAGCATCCTTCTTGGTGCTCATGAAAGCAGCTCTAAGCTGTGGAGACATTAAGTAAGCTCTAGAAAGTTCAGTTGCATCTTCTGCATCTATTAAGCCCATAAGCTCAGTGACATGCTCCCATTTTGCAGCTTCCGCTGTTGTTACAGAAGAAAGGACTGTTCCAGCCTTGTTCAAAATTCCTTCTGGCTCGTTGCCAGATCCAGCTCCGTTGATTGCTGCAGCATTTAGAGAAGTCTCATAAGCTCGCAAAATCATTTGTCTTACAAGGCTTTCTACATCTGGACTAGACTGTAGAATAAGTCTTCTAGAAATATCTACTGCGCCACCCAAACGTTCTGGAGAAAGTTCTGGGCCAGTAAAGTTCTTATCTTGTGGAGTAATAGCAGCATTTTCTGCTAACCATTGCATGGTGTACTTTTGTCCAACGGGAAGGGGAATAGATCCTCCAGTTAAACCGCTTAATCTTGTAGCTCCAAGAGACTCCAAAAAAGTTTCTGGTTGAAAAGGCATTTGCACTCTTGGGGTTTGATTTACAACCAATTGACCTCCCTTTTCACCACTATCACCAGTCACAGATTGAGCCCGTAAAGCAGACATAGGGATGGTAAATTTTGCATTACCGGGAGTTTCTACTCCTGCAGCTCTATTGGCCTCGATTCCAATTTCATTAAGTTCTTTTTCTGCACCTTCCAAAATGCCTTCACTTCTAAAAGCTTTGGTAATGGATGCACGCTCCGTGATTTCACGCTTTTCAGCTTCTTCACCTTTTGGTTTAGCACCACCTTTGCGCTCACCTTTTTGGGCTGCAGCTCTTTTTTCGAAGTCTTCAATTTGTCTCTCTTCTGCAATGTCAGCATCTAGTGCCTCGATTTCAGTTTGTAGAGTTGCAAATTGGCTTCTTTGTTCATCGGTGAATTTTCCATCACCTTCTTTTCTGGCCTTGACCAGATCTTCTTGAGCTTTAGTTTTTGAAGCTCTCTCTTGTTGTAACTGTGCAATTTTAAGCATGGGTATTATTTTTATTGATTAATAATTGAGCTTCAAAAACATCAAATTCTGAAGTTCTTTTTTCTTCATCTGTATCATCCTCGGTAGAGTCTGCAGATGTATCTGGCTTAAATTCTTTTCGAATCTCATTTAGGTCATTTGTATTTCTAGCCAATGCATCTGGATTGGAGTTAAGAGCAACGATGGACCATTCTTGTAGTCTTTGCTGTGTGAAATACAAAACATCGGGATCTTCATTAAGATTTTCTAGTCCATATCTGCCATCTAAGATTTCAGCACTTATGGAAGCTCCACGAATTATTCTACTCTTAACTTTGTTAAAAATCTTTTCTGCTAGAGGATTGTTTTCTGCATCTTCAAATCTTACACGCCCTATCACAAAACCATTTTCAATAAAAACTTCTGAAGTACCAATGACACTATCTGCATCCCTATGATTGTGATTGTAACACACAATAGGATTTGTTTGATAGCGATCAAGAAGCCATCCATCACTTTTGAAAACAGTATTATAAGTATCTACTGCTTCGCTAGAAATCACAAAGTCAGCAGTTCTTTCTGCTTCATTGATACTATCTGCACGCACTTGTGCATTTCTTACTTGTATTTTATCCTTTGCTTTCATCAGCTAATAGTTTTTTCATTTGTTCTTCGTTAAGAAGATTAGACATTTGTAAAAATTGATTACCATCGTCATAAGGGTTTAAACTCTCTAAAACTCTTATTTCGTTGGGAGTCATAGCCTTTAGGAATACCATAGACTTGTAATATTCTGCTCTAGACTTAGGATCTACTTGAAGTAATATTTTAAAGTTTTGATCTATTGCTATCGACTTTTCTTTTTCAGAATTTGTAAAAAGTTTAAAGTCCAATTCTTCCTTAATCTTTTGGGCAATAGGTTTTACAGCAGATTGTAGATAGTCTTGCTCCATCTGCACCATAGAGTTATAACCGCCCTCACCTTTTATTCTCAATTTGTGATTTGGGATGTGTAACCACCGGGCAATATCTTCTGTACCACTGGCGTAGGTTTCAATAAATTTTGATTCTTCAGGATTAAGACCTATCCTTTTATATTGCATCCCTTCATCCAGTACTGCTGCTCTATGCTTATTCATAGTCGTCAGCCTTTTTTCAAAAGCTGTACCTATAGCATCTTTTGCAGGAGCTTTTAGAACTTTATCGGTTTCAATCACCCCATAGCTAAGGCCTTGATCTTCTAGAGAGCTAGAGCCAAATTTTTGTGCATTAAGTGTAACACCAAGATTATCTGCCGCAAATTCTAAAACAGATTTACCTAACTTCCCATCAAATGAAAAGCCCGGTATATGCAGCACCTCATAAGATTTGTACATCTTACCTTTGTACTCATAGTACAATTCATTTTCATGATCTATAACCGTTACCAGATTTGAGTCCCAAAAGTTTAAGGCTGTTTTGTTACCAGATTCATCGGTCACAATACCAGCAAAAAAATTACCCCTTAATAATACCGTTGCAGCTATTTGGTGTTTAAAGCCAAAAGCAGACTGGTGGTAGTTTGGTCTAGTGTTAAGTAATTTATGAACCGGGTGATCCTTAAGGTAGGAAACTGTATCGTCTGTTTTTTGAATGACAGCATGTGGAAGTATGGCAATAGAATTGGCAATCATGTCTATTCCACTGTAAAATGCGGAAAGCGTTAACGAGCTGCGAACATTTACTTTATTTGCAGATTGCGTTAAGCTACCGTAACCAAAACCAGGAAAGCCCTGAAGCAATGTTGGAGAGCTAACTACTGATCTTAACGCATTTTGAAAAACAGACATATTTCTTTTATCTGCTTCAAAAATACGGGAGCTATCTAATTAAAAACTCCAACAATGTTTCCTTTGTTGGAGTTTTTAAAATTGTGCTAACGTTGTATAAAAAACATTAAAACGTTTTTTTATACGGGTGTTAGCAAAATATTCAACGAGTGAGGTTAAAAAACTTCCATCTTTTTTAAACGAAGCATCGATGCACCAGCTTAAAGTATCTTCGCACCAAACAACAGGCAAAAGACTTTCATTGTACCCTAAACTTAAATCCTCTTCATCAATAGGATAGTAATCGACAAGGTAATCAGCTTCAAATATTTCAATTCCTTTTTTATCTTCACGTCCAATTGATTGCAATGGGATGATATCTTTTACTGAAAAATCATAGGTTAGTGGTTTTCTAAAACACATTTTTTTTAATGTTACATCCTAAAATCTAAATTTTATTTTTCTCATTTCTTTAGTTTTTCTTTTAGTATAAAAATGCATACTGCAATTTCAAAAGCCATCAGAATTATTATAAGTAAAATTCTTATCCAGTGGTCGTTGATCCATTTAAGATCGAGTAGGGTAGAAGTCGCCAATGGGAAAGCAAAAGTGAGCACTACTATAAATATAAATTTGAGGTCTTTTTTCATTTCTTGTTGTTTTTTCTATTGTTCACATTGCTAAAACTTCTGTAACATGAGTATTTGTACTCTCCAAAAAATTCAAAGTATTGATCATTTGCCCGGTTAAAGGCTTCAAGATTTGTTTTAGAGGTTTTTAGCATTTCAAAAAAGTAGTTGTAAAATCCTACGTTAGTGGCCAGCTTTTTAATTAGTTGATTTTCAGTTTCTAATTCAGAATGTGATTTCATTTGGATCGGTGTTATTGTATTGAGATTCATTAGTATCTTCTGGTGTCATGGTTCCTGCTAGAGCCATTACAGATGCAATGATGCCATCTATTCTTTTGGTCGATTTGTTTTTTGCATAGCGTATATTTTCGTTTGGATCTTGATAAGCCACACAACCAGATATCATCCATTTTAAAATTGGATGGCCACCGTGTCTTATTTTTTCAGAATAAATAAGCGTTTCAAATTCTTTAGTTGGAAATGAAAAGTGAGCTGTAGTCTGTGGAAATGGGTGCATCTCTATTTCTCTAGCTGTTAGATTCTGAACCAGTTGGGTAGCTTGCCAGGAATCATATTCATACCATTTTGGGTTAAGCACATCCCAACAGAATGCAACAATGCTTTGTAAATTCTCATAGTCAATTTGGTTACCTGGTGTCGCCTGTAGGATGGGCTGCTTTTCGAAAAAACTGCTTACATCCTTGAAGCCTTTTAGATCGATGTATTTTTTTAGGGTTTGATTTTTCCAAAATTTATAAGGAACTCTATCCTCAGACGATCTTTTTTCTACTGTATCTAAAGGGCAAAATAGCATAGGCAATAAGTCTCTTATCCCATCTTCGTCTGGATTACTTACAAAAACTATAGCAGATAGATCTATTGTAGAACTTAGGTCCAGGGCACCGGCACATCCGTACTCTAAGAAGTTTTTCATTCTTATTTTCCCTGAACATTTATCCCAGATATCTTCAGGAATTCTAACTTCAGCAGCATCTACCCACTTGTTAAGATGCTTTGTTTTAAAGTTTGGTATTTTACTAGATTGGTTAATTGCCTTTTTATACTCAGATTTTAGATGTGAAATAGATACAGATACATTTAAATTTGGATTTGCTTTTATCCAATTTGTTTCATCTTCCCAATCATCAATATCATCTAGATCATGAATCATTATAAAAGTGTGATCATCATCTTTTATCCCACTCAGTATTTCTTTGTAAACATCTTCAGCTTCCTTGCAGGCAGATTGCATGTTGAATCCTGCGGTAGTAATTATATAAAGCAAAGGGTTTTTCCTGGCACCCATTGCAGATTCTAAAACCTCTCTAATGCTGTCGTCCTTGTGAGCATGGTATTCATCTATGATCGCGAGTGAAGGATTTAATCCATCCTGTGATTTGGAGTCACCACCAAGAAATTTAAATTTTCCCATAACAGATGGATATCTTATTTCACGCTGTGTATTTTGCACCCCTCCAGATCTTAATGCTATCGATTTTTTTACAAAGTCGTAAGCTTGTTGCCAAACTATTTTAGCCTGGTCTTCTTTGGTTGCTCCTGCATATATTTCTGGTGAAGCTTCATCATCGAAGCACAAAAAATAAAGACCAACTCCAGCCAAAGTTGCAGTCTTACCATTTTTTCTGGCTACTTTTTCATAGACTGTTTTAATTCTCCTATTGCCAGACTGGTCCTTCCATCCTAAAATATTATAGAGAGTAAACTGCTGCCAAGGTTCTAGAGTAAATGACTCTTTCAATTTTCCCTTTTCACCCTTGGTATGGATTAGAAATTCTTCAAAGAATTTTATAATGTGCATGCCTGCAGCATGATCTATGTAAAAACCAGACTGAACACTTTCATCAGTCCATTTGTAAAATCTACTAACAGCTTGCTTTATAGTTTTACCAACAACCAATTTACCATCACGCACATCTTGTGCATATTGAAATGGAATTGAATTAAGCATGTCGTTAGTAATCTTCATTTATGATTTTTTTAGTTTTCCAAATTCAGCAAATAAGTCTCCCTGGTTAGGATCTACAGAACTGTTTAATTCCTTTTCAGATCTAGGATCTATTCCAAATTGTTTAAAGCATTGCATAATTGCTTTTTCAGCATCCCTTTTTATAGTCAATTCCACTGAAATATTTTCTGCTCCAGATGTATATTTCTGTCTATAGCCAGATCCTTTCTTATCTTTATTCTTAGATCTTATCTCTCTAACCGCCCATTCCCATTGTGAAAAGTTTTCTGCCATAAGCTCTAAAGCCGGTAAATGAATTCTTTTCAAAGATTCTGAGGAGATTAAAATTCTAGCAAACTTTTTAAAATGTTGCTTTGCAGAAGTGTCCAAATAAGATGGTGAGTTAGGAATCTCTTTTACTAATTCTGAAGCTTCTCCTTTGTGTACTGTTTTCATAACTAAAGGTTTAAGCCCCCCCCTCAAATATTAACTATTAGTAAAATTCTCGGTAAGTGGCGATGTATATACAATTTTATGTTTTGGTGTTTTGACCCCTATGCCCCTTGGTTTCTTTGTAACCATGAGCTTCTTTTCCAGACTTACTATCGTGGTGCCATTTGCACAATGTTTGTAAGTTATTTTCATCTAGTTTGGCACCGCTATCTTCAATTCTTTGAATATGATCTACATATTTGCCCTCTGTTACAATCATTTCATCTTCACACTTCTTGCAGTTAGGATTTGTTTCAATGAATCTCTTTCTTAACTTTCTCCAAGTGTGTGAGTTATAGAACTTACTATTATCGTTACTCTTGCGAGAGTAGCTCACACGTTCTTGAACCCAAGGTCTTTTTATATTTTTTTGTTTGTTAGGCATCGTAGAAGTTTTCATAATCGTTTGGATTCATCTTAGGGATATTATTTGCATATTCAAGGGAACCCTCTCTGTATTTAGCAAAAGAGAATTCTGCATTAGCTCCCTTCTCAAACAGCCAATGGTGAGTCTGGATAGTAGTATTCATGTCTATACAGAAATGTCACTATATCTGCATCCTGCTCAATAGCTCCAGACTCTCTAAGGTCAGATAACTTTGGAATTACTTAATTTCTCTTAACGCTAAAGCCAAAAGCTCTAATTCTGTGTGAATTATTTTTAGTAATCTTTTAATATTTCTCATTTTTTTAAATTTTAAAATTGTTGTTATTATTGTAAATATAATTAATACTATGATAAAAACTATCATACTGACTAATGCGAAAGCTTGTAAGAATTCATTCATGGTTTTGTTAGTTATTTAACACAGTATAGAAACGTTTCTTTATACGGCTGTTGTAAAACATATTATTGCTAAACAACGCACCCTATTTTTTTATTACATATTCCGCAGTATCCATTATCTTTCATTACTTCGTGATGTCCATCTTCGCAATAAGACGATTTTACAACACCGTGTATAGAAAATAAATTAAACTCGGTTAGTTCTTGTATTGCAGCTTCTATTCCAAGTCTAAACATTTCTTCTTCCGTTTCTCTACCATTTGTATTTTGTAGGTGCATTGTTTCAATCCATTCTACAAGTTCTTCTTTTGTTTCAAATTTTTTCATAATTTATAATTGTTAAATTCGTTTTTTATTTCTAAATATAAGTCTTTATATGAAATATCTTTAGAAAACCCTTCATATATTTTTAAAGAGTTGATTATTGTTGTGTGTTCTCTATTGGTTTCCGAGCCTATAAATC